TAGCTAATCACATCGGGGGCCTTCGGGCTCCCTTTGCAATTAAGGATTAATTATGTCTAAAGTCAAAATGAAAGAAGCTGCCAAGTATTCCAGCAATGGATCAGACTGTATTTGTCTATGTCCTGGTGATGTCGTTAGCGATCTACCGGCCAACATCGAGGAAGCATGGTTAAAGCGCGGAGTTTGCGAACTTGATAAACCAGCAAAGAAAGAAACTAAGGTCGTCAATCCAGTTGAAGAAACTAAGGAGACCTCACCAAAGAAGAAAACGCCAAAGGCTAAAAAATGAAACTCGTTAAATTCAAAAAAGACTATGTTTTCAGCCTTGACGGTAAAGGCCACGATGTTAAAGAAGGGCACGAGATGGAATTACCAGAACTCGAAGCATCACTCTTGTGTAAGCGCGGAGTTTGCTGTCCTGTAAAACAAACAAAGGCAAAAGTTAAGAAATGAGATTAGAATTAAAAACCGGCACGATAGTTCCCGCAGTTACTCTTGCAGAGATTAAGGATTATGGTTATCATAAGTCAGATTCAAATGATACTTTGATTAATGCGCTCATAGAGCCTGTTACGGACTATATCGAGCATATAACCGGCAGACGCATGATAAATCAGTCCTGGTATATCTACCTAGACTATGATGAGTATTATAATCGTCTACTTGGTTTTAAGAATTCTATTGTACTTTCTACATTAAATGTTAGCTCCATTGTCGAGGTGGTTACCTTTGACAGAAGCAACACTTCAACCATTATGGACAGCTCAGAGTATAGACTATCGGGCAATCAATTTAGTCATTCTAGCAATATGGTCCTTAATGACAATCTTTTCCAAACACAATCATTACCAAATTTGCGCAGAGTCGATTCTGTGCGAATTGAAGTAGTTGCCGGTTATGGGGCCGCAGCTGCCGAAATACCAAAAACAGTATTAACATCTTTGAAAGTACTCGCAAATCATTGGGTACAATTTGGGCAACGGGTAACAAAGGACGGTCTAATTGACGTTCCTATTAATCTTGACGCAATGTTATTGCCTTATAAATCAACTGAAACATGGATGTAATATTATGGGATGTTCGGAATTTAATTTTCAGTCAAGCGACTGTAGTAATGTCGATATTGGCTTTGACTGGTTTGATATATCTTTAAACTACTCTGATGAGAATGGGGATATAGATCTAACTGGATTCACTCTTGAGATGACTATAAAGGATGCACTTGGCGGTGCCACACTTTTGGTTTTACCTACCGTTGGCGATGCATTGACCACTGGTTTATTTATCCCAACTCCAACAAACGGCGAAGTAAAAGCGCAAATAACTTCTGTCTCAAGCGCTGCCGTTGCTGCCGGTGTTCACCCATATCAAACAACAATTACCAATCCATCCGGACAGACTGAAATATGGATGCAAGGAACTATAGAGTTTTCTAACAGAGGTTTTTAATGAGTGACATCAAGGCAACTGGCATCGGGAAAAAGATAACAGTCGTTAGCGAAGAAAGCATTACAAGCACAAATAATTCAAAAACGATAACGGTTATCTCTGGTGAAAACACGATTGCGGTAATTAGCAAAGGTGTAAAAATTGGCGTTGTTACCAAAATACGCACAATATCAGTTGTCCCACGTCCACGAATCATAGAAGTCTCAAGAATCGGCATCCAAGGCGCGCCAGGAACGGGAAGCGTCCCTTCAGGGCCTGCGGGCGGAGATCTAGAAGGATTTTACCCTAACCCTACAGTTGTCGACTATACGGTAATTTCTGCTACTTCTCAAATAATGCAGAATTTTTACACATCAGGCGAGGCAATCGGTGCATATAAGGCTGTAAAGCTCGAAACCGATGGTCTCTTATATTTAGCTGACAGCACCACTGCTGGGGACATAAATAAAATAATCGGCATTAGTATCAGCGCCGGTCCGATGACATCAGCTATCACAGTTTTAGAAAAAGGGTTTAAAGTTAATAGCCTATTAAATGGGTTTTCTCCTGGCTCGGTTTTTGTTGGAACTAGCGGTACATTAGTTCAAGTAAGACCAGTAATAGGATTTGTGAAGAGCCTAGGGTTTATACCGCAGGCTGGAGAGATATATACGGAACTTTCAGAAGGACTAATACTAAACTAAAAAAGGAATCGTCACATGGCAGAAAATAGGCCAATTCAAAAAAACTCAAGTGGTGTAAATGAAGAAATTACACCGTTAATCACGTCTACAGGCGCACCAGATGCAAGTAAAATTGCACAAACTGATGCAACAGGTAGGTGGGACATATCATTATTGCCACCCGGAATTGGCGCAGACGTTACCCTTGTCGAAGCTTTTGAAGCTCTCGCGGCTGGTGATTTTGTGAACTTATTTCTTGATGGCGGTGTTACTAAGGCAAGACTTGCAGACGCTTCTGATGAAACTACCCGGGCGGATGGATTTGTATTAGCTGGATTTATAGCAACTGCAACCGCAACAGTATACCGTCGTGGAACAAATAACGCTCAGGCTGGACTTTCTCCCGGTGTTCGCTATTTCTTGGACGCAACGACCCCCGGCAACATTGTAACTACTCTTCCAACAGTTGACGGCGATTATTGTCAGGGCGTAGGTATTGCCAGCACTGCAACTGAAATTGATTTTGAAAGAGTAAACGGAACTATAATCCACCCTTAATTTATGGCTGAAAAACCTCTAAAATTAAATACTACCTGCGTCAATGAAGAAATTGAGGACGATTCCGATTTCTATGACGGGCGCAGGTACTCGCCGTATTTCTTGGAAGCGGGTAAAACTTTAACTATTCCAACAAGGAATCAAATGATAATTTGTGGACAATATCAAATGGACCTAGGCTCAATTTTAATACTTGAGCCAGGTGCAAAGGTGTGTTTAATATGAGTATAAGACATAGTGATGAAGTAGCGCATCCTCCTGCGCCAACCGACGCAGATAAGACAAACACCTATACATTCGGTGGACAATATTATAAAAGGGCAACCGCTGACGCATCCCCTGTTCTTATTGGCGGCGCAGCTACGGCTGATATGTCTTCAGCTATTTACGACCCTGGCGGCCTTGCTGTTGACGTATATGATAAAGCTAACGAAACTGGTATTGAGCAGATAACCGGCCCAATACCCAATACTTTCCCCGGCAACCTTAACCGCTGACGTAGATAATTATGAGCCTGCCGGTTTTGGAACTGCTAATATGATCAGGCAAAATACAACTAGCAATAATGTAGATATATCGGGTATGGCTGCGCCTTCTGTTGGAGTTAACCGAATTGTTAGAATTACAAATATCAGCACAACTGGGGATAATATTAGATTTCAAAACAATAATGCTGGAAGTTTAGAAGCAAATAGGTTCCTTCTTAGAGATGATGCAAATCGGTCGATTCAGCCAAATGAATGTACGTCTTTCTGGTACGATCATATAAGCCAGAGATGGCGCGTATATAGCATGAGGGGTTAATGATGGCACGTAAATTTTTTAAAGAGGTTAACGGCGAAAATCCAGCCATAGTATTTGAACTTGTTGCCCCGACAGGTTTCGCTGAAATAACAGATAGAGATGAAAATATATATTTGTTAGTTCATGAATATGAAAAGAGAGAAGAAGACGGAGAGAGAGTATTTAACGATACGAGAGCTTCGGTTTATTATGATTTCACTCAAGGAGTTTATGGTGATCCTACTTTAGCGGCTACCCTGCAGGCTGTTTTTGATTTAGAGTCTCATCTTTCAAATGTAATTATCTATTTAAAATCTGGTGGTTGGCTTACGGCTCAAGGTGCAGTAAGTGCCCTTGCAATTTCTGGTCTATATGATCAAGATTTCAAAGATTCGCTTACACAGATAATTAATGATTATGTAACAGGCAATTATTAATGGACGCTTATTGAAAAGTAATGGTGTTGGGTGGGCCGTCTATTTAGGCGGTCCTTTTTTATTTATTGAAATATCGGTAATAATTGCTATAGTTAATATATAAGCAAACTAACATTGAGAATATCAATATATGGCAAAATTAAAATCACTCGCGGAGTTTGGAAAGAAAGTTGAGGTGCTATTTAAAAGTAATGCCGTCAACTATCAGCAAGACTTTACGACGGAATTGGGAGGAGCCATAGCCTTTACTACTGCCATTGATACCGGGAAAGCTACCGGAAATTGGACCGGGAGCATTAACCAGGAAGACACATCAGATAAAAGCATTTTCGATAAAAGTGTTTCCGCTAATCCGACTAAGAAGAAAATTCAAACTCAAGTGTCTAAGTCAAAATATAAAGATGTGCTTTACATTTCTAATGGCGTTAAAGGCGACGAGGGCGACGGCTACATCATTGGTTTGGAAAATGGCAATAGCAAACAATCACCTCATGGTATGGTTTTAATAAATCTGGCCCGTTCGCAAATACTTTCTAGAGAGGCGTTAAGAAAATGAGTATTGACACTATTGAAAGAGTCGAGAAGTTTATACAAGACGATATCTTAACACCAGATAGTTATTACGGAATTTTTACCTCTCTTAATGAAGATCAACGGGAGCTGGGCAGCGGTCCTTATCTTGAAATAAGTGTTGAGGCCTTTACCGATAAGCTACTGGGCACTAAGCCAGGAACGGCGACACAGAGAGAAGAGGGTGTAATTGTTTTAGGAATATTCGATGTAAAGGCATCCGGGAAGCGAACTCTTTTTGAGATACGCGACAAAATACGCGCTGCGACTATCGATCCAACGCTCCCATCAAAACTTAAAAAACTCTATCCCGCTGTTGGTGAATTGGGAACAATAGTGTTTTATGAAATTTCGCAACGACCACCCGTCGAAGTGAACCGAAGCAACTCCGGAATTGGCTGGAGAAAGCTTGATGTACTCATCAGTTACATAAAAGATTATAATGTTAGCTGATTAATAATAAATAAGGAATATGAAAAATGAGTGGACCAATTGGACAAGGTGACTTGACTTTCGGCACATTAGTTGCTGAATTTGAAGCTGATCCCGGCTTTACTATAGACGGGAAATCGGTACCGGCTGTAAAATGCACACCAGCATCAGCAACAACCGAACAATATGGCGCGGGAAATATTGCAGATTATGGCTTGGTAACAGGAACATTAATCGTTGATACAACTACACTGGTGGCGGATCTGGACACCCTGATTGGCACGACTGCTACTCTTGTTGTCAAGTATCCCCTTAAGGTAGGAACTAATACCACTATCGGCGGATGGACAGGAACGGCTATTTTTCTTAAAGCCCCTCAAGTCACATCGCCTAATGAAATTCTTCGCGGTGCTGCGGAATTCCAGTGGACTGGTAAGCCAACGCCGATAGATGAGGTTGCATAATATGAGTATGTCAGTTGAGGATTTTGATTCTGGATTTTGTGATAAAGAACTTAAAGAAATTGAATTGAAAACTTGGAAAGGTCAAGGTGACGGGATTATTCATCTCCGTGCTTTACCTTATCTGGAAGTGTGTAGATTTAAGACATTGAGTATTAAAATTGCAAATAAGAAAGCGATTAATATGCTTTCCGGGAAAGATTCCTTGACTGACTACAACGAAGATCTTGGTAGAGCAGAAGACTATTTGATTAAAGCAGCTGTATGCGATTCTAAGGGTGTTTTGTTATTCAAGAGTGATGAGATTTTTAATAATTGGCGGGGCAACGTTAAGCCTGATTTGGTAAATGAGATAATTTGTCACATCGAAAACCTAAATGAATTATATGATAATTTTGACGGTAAAGAAGAAGTTATTGAACTTTATAAAAAAAAATAAAAATTTTTAGGGAAGATCATTTTGCACAATTCTCTTTTAAGCTTGCTCAGCAGCAAGGCGTTACAGTCTCTCATCTTTTGGGGTTCAGACCTAGCAATGATGGAATGTCGTTTAACGAAATGCAATGGTGGGAAGCTTTCTCATCATGCATGCCATTAAAGTGTGATTTTGATAATTTAAATACCGCAAAGACTATTATGTATAACAGAGGCGGAAAGTTAAAAGAGTTCTTATGCGATGGCTTTTCTTTAGAGAACGATGAAGAATGGTGCATACAGAGAGACAAAGAGACTAAAGCAAGATTGGCCAAGAAGCAGAAAGCTCACAATGAAAAATTAGCTAAAGAAGCAGCAGAAAAAGAGAGATTAGAGAATGCCACGTCAAATTGAAGAGATAGTTTTAAAGATATCTGTAGATGACTCTAATGCTAAGGGAAAGATTGGCGGTATCGGGGATGCTACGGAAAAGGCTGGTAAGAAGGTTAAGAAGACCGAGAAAGGCTTTAACAATTTAAAGGACAGTATTTTAAATGCTGGTACTCTTCCTAATAATATTTTTGAAAGTGAGTCTCTAAAGAAGTTCAGAAAAGAGCAGGATAAGACTAAGCAATCGACCAAAGGTTTAAAAACTGGCTTAATTAATCTGAAGACCGCAATAGTCGCTTTAGGCCTTACACGGCTTGCGGGTGAAGCTTTAGACATCGCCAAACAATTTGATAAAATTTCCCAATCCTTAAGAACGGTTACGTCTTCTCAGCAACAGGCGAATAGTGAATTTAAGTTTCTTGATGAATTGGCTGATGATTTAGGCGTTAGTTTATTGACCGTTGCCGAAGGCTATACAAGATTGCTTGGCGCCACTAAAGGTACTCCATTAGCCGGTCAAGTTACGAAAGATTTAGCAGAAGGTGTTTTTGAATTGAGTACGGCCATGGGATTGGCTGAGTCCGAAACAACCGGCATAATTAGAGCTGTATCTCAGATTGCTACTAAAGGTAAGTTATCGAGCGAAGAATTGCAACAACTTGCTGAGCGCGGCGTTCCGGCTTTTCAACTGGCATCTAAGGCTATTGGCGTCACTACACAAGAATTAAATAAAATGCTTGAACAAGGTAAAATACTATCACAGGATTTCTTGCCTAAATTCTCTAAGCAATTAAGAAAAGAATTTGCAGGTGCTGCCGATGAAGCAAGTAACAGCATTCAGGCAAATAGTAATAGATTAAAAAATGAATGGGCAAAAGCCATAGAGGGCAGCGGTAAAGCACTGGCTAAGTTCATCCCGTTGCTTACCGCAACTATTGGCCTTGTTAATGATTTTGCCGATGCGGCCGTGGAAGCTGCCGACGGCTTAAATATTTGGCTTGATCAAATAATTGGCCTTGAGGACCAATTCTCTAAGCCATTCACTGATGCAGAATTAGCGCAAATTAAAGCAGCGGCAGCAGCTCGTAAATTAGCACGCGATCAAAAATTGGCCACTAAAGAAGCTAAAGCACTGGCTCTTGAAGAGGGGAAAGTTGCCGCAGCTCTAGCCAAACTTGATTCTTTGACTAACATTGAGGCGGGATTTGTATTTGATGACCTCACAGAAAGGCTTGCTAATAATCTTAACTTAACTGAAGATGAGTTTGAAAAGCTTGGACCAGCCATAAAGAAAGCTCTTGAAGAGGGCGCGAGCTTCGACCAAATATCAGAAGATGTCACAAGGATTCTAGATACTTGGAAAGACCAATTCAATCAGATAGAAATTAGTGAAGAAAAAATAATAAACCCATTTAATGAGCTCCTTAAGAATGCGACTATGCTTCGCGATGCACTTGACTTTTCAAGCAATCTCGGCCTAACTGTAAAGGAATTTGAGAAGATTTCAGGTGCTATCATAAAGGCACGTGAGCAGGGGTTGACCGAGGAAGAGATAAAGGCTCAGGTAGCTGGATTAAGAGACGTTGGATTTTTTGACGACGATGCCAAAGGGGACGATGCTGCGAAGCGATTCGCGGATGCTTCGCCAGTAAAAACGGCTTTTCAAGTAGGAACTGCCGAGGGTTCGGCATTCTTACAGAGCAAGACTGAAGTTGAAATACTGACAACTAATAAGAAGATTGAAAAGAATACACGTAGAGCACCAGTTGAATTAATAGCAAAATAACAGGTTTAATTATGGCAATAGCATCTTTGATAAAATCTAACCCACCAGGGGGATTAAGTGTGGATGGCAACTTGATTACGGGTACTGAAATGTGGTGCTTGAATACAGATGTTATTACGTCTGAGATTGGCGCGGTGTCATTATTAGGAGCATTACCCCTTGGTAATGCATTTGGTTGGCTAGTTCCAGGCGTAAGCGTACACCCTGAAAATTCAGGCGTTAGGTCAACTGGCTATAGTGTTGACAGAGACGAAAAATTGAGCACTCAGTTTGCCGTAAGCACAACACTTACTAATGACGTCCAAGAGATAAACCGTAGCAAGAGTGCCTTAACTGCTGAGGCGGTCATTGATTATATTGAGGTTGATACAATTATTGAGGTTGATATCGATCCTCTAACCGGGAAAGCGATTGCAGCTAGTAACGGCGAGCCTTATTTTCCGAAAGTCCAAAGAAATGGAACTGATACAAGAATTTTAATTAATCGAAATGAATTAAAATATGATCCCCGGCAAGCTAGACTGTATCGGAACCGATTAAATAAAACCTCTATGCAAATTGAAGGCCGTGAATATCCGGCCAGAACTCTTTTACTTGAATCTTGGACAGGTATTGAAGCAGTCGATGTCAATGAAAGGGATTATTTTAAGGTAAAATATAGTTTCTTGTATGACCCAGACGAGCATAAGATTGAACTTATTGACGCTGCAAGTGGTGTTGATAAGATAGGTAGATGGCCGATAAAAAGAGGGGCCCCGAATAAACCACATAAGCTTGGCAGAAATGAGGCACTTGATGGAGAATATATGTCCAAGGATGACCAAGACGACCCTAATAAGTTTTTCACCAATGAATTTAATGTGCATGAGGAAGTCGACATGCGATTCTTGAGGTTATAATATGGCTGGTAGAAAAGTTGGTTACATATATAAAAAAGAAAGCGATTTAGACGACTCGTTAAGAGTTAACCGTATTGTTTTAGGTATCGACACATCTAATAGCGTCTCTCCTCCTGCCGAGAATGATATCAAATTCGCAAAAGTTACACTCATACGGGATAATACCGACAGTAAGCAGGCGAAGGCCATAGAGGTGCAGTATAACGCAACCACGAGGGCTAATGAGGTTCCTGACGAGCCGATAATTTACGATAGTGAAAATATTACCAATGATCGGACCACAAGTGATATCTATTCAGCAGAGGCTCTTGCCGTTGACGACGTTGTTGAAATTACCTCATATGATGACAAGTCAGATTTATTGCAGTGGATGGTTCGGCAAAGTGGCGGTGGCGCGCAACGTCCTTATCTTGAAATTACTGATAGTTCAGATATTAATACATATGAGGGTACTGTTTTTGATAATCCCGTTGACTTGAATCCTTTACTCACTGGTGTCGTTGTTAAAGCTCTTCAGCACGATTTCGGCACAGTCCCGAATGGTGTTAGACTCTTCGCAGATTTAACTGGCGGAATTTATTATATTCAACCTTCAACTTTTTACGGGAGTTGATAAATGGCGACAAGATGGTTAGAGCCTGGAGGCGGTTGGACTTTAATAGATTGGGAAAATGAAGCCCTTACTGTTTTAGTAGATTTCCTTTGGAATACTTTGAGAGATGCCGCCGACGAAAGACAGGCTACTTTACGATTTACCGACAAGACTAATTTTCCAATTAATAACCAATTCCCGGATTTGTCCGATTTAAAATCATTGGTTCTCGATGAGGGTTCGCCGAGTATTTCCGGAAGAATAACTACTTCCGTATATGCGGCAATGATGGAAACTGATAGCTTTGAAGCTTCAGGAACCGCAACAACCTTAAGTAGCATACCCAATGAGCTTCAGTTAAGTGATTTGTTGCAAAATGTTCTTGGCTACCCCTCAGGCACCTTTTTGCATCAAACCGCTTTGTCTGGCAATAATACAGCGATTCCTTTACAGTCATGGGTTAAGCAATGGTTTCAAGTTATGTTTTACCCGAGATTCTATCTTAGAGAGTTAGCACGATTACCTTTCTCAGACACGGACTTTATTTCTGAAATGCAAGTACTCCCAAGAATGAATCTAGTGTTGACTTATAATTATGTTTTACCAAACACTTTTGTGAGCGCATCTTTGGTATTAAAGCAGCCCCAAATAACTTCGCCACCGGTAGATCTATATGTCGGAGGCGACTTAAATGAAGCCGCGCCATTCTCAACAATTAGAGAATGCATGGATTATATGGGAACTAAGTTTAACGAGTCCAAGGCGACTAATACATGGATTAATTCTCTTAATGCGACCACCGGCGATGTATATTTAAATGTGTCCTCCCAGTTAGATGACGATAATGCAAACCCGAACCAAGTAATAATAAATATAAACCTGGATACCAGGAGAGTTAGATTCAAGATTAACGAGGAATTTAGGGCTATTGCACCAGACAGGTATGCAGTGCCAATTCACTGGTATTTTAATTCAACGGCAACAAGCGGCACGTATTATGATTTTGAAACGGGTTGGGGAGACACGAAGGTGCAGTTTATAGAGCTAGTAAAACAGCCTGACGATTATTATTATCTAGGAATGGACGAAGGCAACAAAGCTATTTTTGATAATGTCCCCGTAGGATTGACAGGCGCGGCTTTTGTTACTGCAAGATCAGACCAATTTTCTTTAAAGGAAGGTATGACAACAGTGACTACAAATGACCATTGTCTTTACATTGAACCTAACTTATCCGATGAATCCGCATGGGAATTTTTCTCACCTTAATAGAAAGTGACTTTTCCAGTAAACGGCTTAACTTTTATTAAAATTGGCTGTTCGTCTTTATGTTTGATTTCAATTTCGTAGCCAAGGATTTGTTTTTCATCGACGTTTAGCGGTTCGCCTTTTACAAAATGTAAGTCCGGATGAGATAAAGTTATTTCAGAAAGAAAGTCATCCTGATTCAATACGAATTCTCGGGTAAAGGCAACGTCATTATCATAAATTAGAGACTGAGTATGTAATAGCTTTAACTGAGAAGCCAGAACAATAGCATCGGTTTTACTAGGATCGGTCTTCAATGCGCTTATCGTAACTGTGAGCAATATACTCATGATGGTAATGACTGCAATAAGCTCAATTAAAGTGAAGGCTAATGTTTTTTTTACTTGCTTATAGAGATATTCTCCGACGAAAATCAAGACGTAGCTAAACCATATAAAACATACAATTCCTAGTAATAACCTGTTAGTAGTCATTAATTTAATAGAGATAGGAATACCAACGATTGACATAATGACGGAGATTGAACCAATAATATTTCTCATTTACTTAACCCTTTGTTGTTAATATAAATATATTCATTGGAGATTTGTTTATCTATTACAAGGCTAAGCAATTTGTGTACCGACAATCGCACATTGAAAAAACTAATACTAAAAGGTATTATAATTAATAAAACTTATAGAGGAAAAAAATGGACACTCCCACATATCCGGTATCTATAACGATTGGCGGTTCAGGCCAAACAACCGCAAGCGGCATCGGCTCAGTACTCCCCAGAACTATAGTGACTCGCCAGAGTGGGAAAATCGTAATCACAGCTTCAGACAATACTGGCGATCCCTTTGATATGTCGAATCTAAGTGACTTAGAAGTTTTTGCAAAACCATTCAATTCCGCAGAAGTACCAGTTAGTTTAGGCACTGGCGTCGTCTCTGGTACAAGCAATGAGATATTCATGGGTTCGTGACTTGTTTCCCGCTGGATGGTCATCTTTTGCCGAAGATAAAGACGGCGCAATTGTCATCTATGTACAAATGGAAGAAACGGGAGTTGAGGACTTTTTTCAATGGAGCACCCGCGTAAATGTAGACGATGGCGATTATACTGGCGATGCTGCAACCTTACCTCTTGTAAATCTAATATTTTATTACAATCCTCTTTATGGTTACGATAACACCACTGCTGATGCCGATCCCGGTGCCGGAAATTTCAGATTAAATAATACTCTTGTCGCTTCTGCCACTGAAATGTATATAGCTGACGATAATCAAAGCTCAGTTGATATTCAGACAATGATTCAAAATTTGGCAATCGGCACAGGCGTTTATATCTCAAATCCCAATGTAAAGACAGATGCGGCTTATTTTACTGTATCTGGTGCGATAACCGACAATAGCGGCTATTCGACTGTACCGCTTACTTTTGTTGACTCAGGCACTAGCAGCTTTACCAATGGGACAATTTTATCATTTAGCTTTTTATCTACTGGCGTTGCTGATGATTCGATTACAAATACTAAGCTTGCCGACATGGCACAAGATACGATTAAAGGCCGAATTACTGCCGGAGCTGGAGATCCAGAGGATTTAACCGGCGCTCAAGTTCGTACGGTCATAGATTTCGATGCGCAAGTATCGGCCAACTCTGCGGTTGCCGCCAATACGTCAAAAGTTACAAACGCCACCCATACCGGAGACGCAGCTGGCGCAACCGCACTTACTTTACAAAATGCGGCCATAACTGGCAAGACTACGGTTACCGCTGTTGGTACTGACTTTGCATTAATTAGCGACACTTCTGACTCAGGTAATTTAAAAAAGGCATTGATATCTGACTTTGGTGGCGGTGCCGGCTCAGATACCACCGCAATTCACGATGACACTCCTGGCGAAATTGTTTTAGTTACTGAAAAAGTTACTCCAGTTGCGGCGGATTTAATCCTAATTGAAGATAGTGCCGATTCAAATAATAAGAAAAGAGTGCAAGTCGGTAACTTACCAGGAACTGGCGGCGGTGCTGGCATTGCGGCAAACTGGACTTTCTCAACTGCGATTACTGCAACCGATCCTGGTGCGGCTGGAATTAAGTATAACAATGCTACTCCAGCAAGTGTGACAGCGATCTTTATCAATGTCGCGTCAAATAATACCGCGGACTTTGAAGTATTTATTTCTAGTCTTGGCGGCGGCGATACAATTTATCTACAACAATTAGACGACGATGCTGACTTTTTAGTTTTCAATGTGACGAGTTCGGTTGATAATACCGGCTGGTATACGATCAACGGTACGATTGCCGATTCTGGAACTTTACCGGCTGACGCAAGCGACGTCGGTGTTAATTTTGGCTATACTGGCGCGGGTGCTGGTGCTTCTGTAACATCAATTTTTGGCAGAACTCTTGCAGTCCTGGCCGTTGCTTCTGATTATGATGCAAGTCAAGTCGATAATGATTCGACTGTCACTGGTGCTTTTGTAGACGATGCTTTAAATACTCTTGATACCGATAAAGTCGAAACTATTGCTTTGGCTGCTGGTGCGACTGGCGTTGACCCAACTGAGGCCAAAGTAACTACAGAGTTAAAATTAAAAGGTTTTACAGGCATAAACGATGCAAATGTCACTATTGTTGGCGATGACATTCAAACCGACGTTGATGTTAATGCGGCAATTGATAAGCAGGCAATAGCGGCCGGTACCGACAATGATCAAACCGGCGTAGCTTATACTCTTGTTTTGACCGATGGCGATTTAAAAACTGTCTGGATGAATAATGCCGCCGCAAATATTTTAACTATCCCGCCTAACTCAGGCGTGGCTTTTGCAGTTGGAACAAAAATTAATGTTATGATGGAAGGTGTTGGAGTAACTACGGTATTAGGTGACACAGGCGTCACAGTCAATGGAGGCGTTGCCGGTTCGGTTGTTATCAATAATCGCTATCAGGGCTGTACTTTAACCAAGAGAGCCGTTGACACGTGGATCGTATCAGGTGATGTAACGTGATAAATGGTGACGTAATATGAGTTTCTTACTTGCTCGTTCAATCATAAGCTCTGGTAAACTGGGAGATGCGGGAAATGTTTTTGCCGCAAACTTAGCTGCAATCAATGGGACTAAATATTTCAATTGCGGAAACGATGCCTCATTACAAATTACCGGAAACCTATCTTGTGCAGGCTGGGTTCAATTAGCGGCGACTGGCGGAGATAGATACATATTTAGTAAGTGGAATTCTGTAGGTAATCAAAGGGGTTGGCACTTAAGGTATAACGGTAGCGCATTCCACATTGAAATTGATGCCAACGGAACTGGCTCAGACGTTACACTTGATTCTGTATTGAATCCTTCTGCTAGCGTTTTGTACCATGTTGGTTTTACTTATGACGGTAGTGATGTAAGAATATTTATTAACGGGGGAAGATAATTCAGTCGCATACAGTGGCGGAATTCATAACTCTACAAATGCATTTTTAATTGGTGCTGTGAATAACGGCATAGTGAACTGGAATGGCGATCAGGGCTTTGCGGGTATTTGGGATGAGGCTCTTGTTGAAGCTGATTTCGCTACCATGTGTAATGCTGGCGTGGCGCTTTGCTACGATGAATTATCAGCAGGGCTTAAGACCGATCTCGTTTCATATTGGCATCTTTCTAATTGGTCTGGATCAACTGGAACAGAGATTGAGGATAGACATGGGTCAAATGACGCGACTAATGTAAATAGCATAGCCTTTACCGGAACTGGTTTAAATGTCGAATGTACACCGGTCACAACCTTCGCGGCAAATTTATCCGACTTGAACGGAACAAGTCAAAGCTTCACTCTTGGTGATGTGCTGGATGTTGGCACAGGTAATGTTAGTAATAGTATATGGTTCAAAACCAATGCAGGCGCAAGTCAGATGCTAATGACGAAGATAGGGAACGCAACTCCAGCGGCGTGGCAACTCTGGATAGATGCTTCTGGGCAGGTTCATTTTGATTTTGAAATTGATGCGAGTAATAGGTATTTAAGTTTTGAAACAACCACAACAGGATTTGACGATAATGCATGGCACCTTGTAACGGCAGACTCTAATCGAGCAGGCGGTGAGCCCATAATCATGATTGACGGAGCTATTGAAGCTGTAAGCGGCGGAACATTAACAGGGAGTGTCTCTACAGGTGATAACAGCAATACAGCAGCGCTACAATTTGGCAGAAGAGACATTGGTGCTAGTCCAGTATTCTTTAATGGTAATCTTAGTTTTGCGGCATATTCTCTTGAATCTCTAACTTTAACCGATCATCAAAACATGTATAACTCTGGCGTTTCTTTATGTGAATCGGAATTACTGAGTTTACACTCAAGCACACACGCAAAGCTTGCTGGTTTTTGGGATTTAGCCAACTGGTCTGGATCACCTGGGACTGAGATAGAAGATAAGATTGCGGCGAACGATGCCACTAATACTGGTACTATTTTATTTACTGGATCGGGCTTAGACGTCGAATGTACATAGGAATAATAAAATGACTGAAGATGAATTAATAGATTTAAAGACCAAGGGATACCCTTTCAGAAAATCCCTTCTTTTGTCTATTATAAAATGTCATAACGCAAAGAGGGGATTCTTTAAACCAATCATTAAGTATCTTAGTAACTCCATCAATAGTAATAAATCGGTTGGTGCTTTTGTTTCTAGATTGATCCGCTATTGTAGACCATTCACAATTATTAAGAAAATACCCCTTATCATTATCTATTCTATCGATAGTAAGGTTATTCGGGCGTTCACCCATATCTTTAAGGAAGTTTTCAAACTTAAGCCATCGATCACAAACAGTGATACCTCTGCCCCCGTATCGATCATAGGCCGCGGCTTTAGGATTAGTAGTCCTGTCAATCATACCGTTCCATACTCTATACTCGGGTGTCTTAGAAAGCCCATGGGTTTTATTGTTTCCTCCTCTTCCACAGCCACAGCCTTTATTTTGTCCATTTATAATTCTACCAGTTATAATAATAGCTCTATTGCCACAGTCACATTGACAAAGCCATTGAGTTTTTCCATTCTTCGCATTAGGCGCCTTCTCTATTACAGTCAATTTATTGAACTTTTGACCAGCTATATCTCTTCGTCTCATGATCGCTCCTTTTGTGTTATATCTAATATACAGCCACAAGTGTACAATGCGAATTACTTAAAGGAGTCTATATGACGGATAAAGAATTACATAGCTGGTTTAGAGACCTTACGATTTACAAAAGCCTTGTTGATGCAATTGGCGCTTATAATCCAGAGCTTGATTACGCTGGTCCAGAGAACAATAAGGCCTTGTCTTTCTTCATTCCTCATACTTTATATGGGATAGACTGCAACTTAGCCTTTTATCATCACGATGGACTTTACGAAATTGGCGGAAATAAGAAAGACCGATTCGACGCGGATATTGCGATGATTGGTACTGCATTGTTCATTATTGAGAAAACACCGGATAGATGGTACCTTTACGGCACTAATTGGTTACGTAAGCATTGGGCAAGAGAGAGACTGATTAAATACTATGAAGCAGTCAGATCTGGCGGGAAGGCAAGTTTTAATTTTATTGATTAGTACAAAAACATATGTATATTGTAATAGATTTAAATTTGCAAAAATAATAAGTTATATATAAGGTTAAGAGGCAATGGAAATAACAGTAAGTAACATATTGGCGATTGTGTTTTTCTTAGCTGGTACCGTTGGGGCATGGGTAATAAGAATTAAGGCCAAGGCAGATAAGGCCGAAACTGAAAAACTTATAGATGACAAGATTAGGGCAGCCGTGAAACCGATTGACGAAGCCATAGCAGATATTTCTCTAAACTATAGAGACCAAAAGCAGCAATATGACCGCTTAAATATCATGATGACCAATATCTTTGATGCCCTTGAAAAGAATGCCGACGGCATGGAAAAAGGATTTGAAAAACTTGAAAAATCTATTGATAAGATCGAGAGTAATAATAGGGATTCTCTCAATAAGATAGAAACAGAGAACAGGGAAGTATTTAGGGATCTATGGGCAACGATGAATAAAAAGGAAGATAGAAAAGGATGATACGCAATGAACGCCCCAATGAATTTAATGGTTTTCGAAGACGAAAGGACTTGCTTAGCAACTATTAAAAAGATGATTGAGGTTAACTTCCCCGACATTGTTTTCAACTCTGAGGACAATCCCTACCACATTTTTTGCACCGTTTCTATACACCGGCCAGAGATATTAATCGTTGACTTCCAGTATAATAACTTCAAAATCACAGACCAACAACATTTGATGATAAGACTTTTAAAGTTTAAGGGGCTAGTTTGTATGTATTCGGGACATCCAGTTAACTATATTAAGAAAGAAATTCTTAAACAGTATAATTTGATACCTAAAAATTTTAGAATCATCTCTAAAACAAAACCAATGGAATTATTACATGAAATCAAACAGTACTATAAAAAACGTCAAGATGGCCTTGACGTCGCTTTTGCTTCTACTTCTGATAAGTAGTTGTCAATTACAGATTAATATAGCTTCTTCGCCTATAACTATAAGTGTCCCAAAGGTTCAAGTTTCTGATGGTGATACCAAAATGGAAGGGAGTAAACTGGAGGATATTGCGGAGGGACTAAGACAGGAAGCTGGAGACCTTACGATCCCCTTGGTTCCTTAAGACTGTTCTTTACGAACGTCTTCCATCATATATTCTTTGAATTTCTCAGACAAGAGGCCGGTCACAGCGCTTTGCAAATCATTCCATTCACAATTTATTCTTACGATCTCATTGTATGAAAGATGATTGTCTTCATTGCTCTCAGTCAACACCTTTGTTAGATTGGCAATTTTGATATAAATGCTATTAACTCTTACTGATGTATCGAGATCATCCGTATTCTTGACGAAAAAGCCGCCACGCATGGTACACAAGTGCTCTATAATCTTATTAGTGTTCTTTTCCTCAGATATAGCCAGGACCCGGTCAATAGGATTCTTAGCCTCGCCATTCTGCCATTTATAGATTAATTCCTTGGATAGTCCTAAATGACCAGCGATCTTTTTTGAAGATGTAGATATTACTTCTTTAAGTATTTCGTGTGAGTCTATCATGTTATTCATTCCCTTTTTGTTTATTATTTAGTCTTTCGTGCATATCATAAAAATCTTGTATTTCTCTTTCTATCCTTAACATCCCTTCTAAATTTTCTTCTTTGTTAAAATGATTCCACTCGTTTTCCTTATCGCTTATATATTCCTCAAAAGTTGGTACGTTCATTTTAAAACCCCTATAAAAGGCCCGGTGATGAATTGGAAATCCCACCGGGCCAAGCTAATGTTTTTGGAAATGGGTATTGTTTTCGGGGCGAATCTCCTTATTAGTGTTCTTTCTTATATATTTTATATTGATGGTACCGGCATTTCTTTGGATTTACCGGGACCCGAAATATAGCCCTAATTCTTTCTTGCTCTTTTATCTCCTCTTTTGCTTGTTTTAGTTTTTTCTTGATCCTTAATATTATTTTCTTCTCCTCTATTCTTTGTTTTTCGTCCTTTATTGCTTGTCTTTCATCAAGAATCCTTTGCTTCTCATTCTCTTCTTTTATTGTGCATTTTTTACATAAGTTGATTGCATCATATTTGAATCTTTCATCCTTTGAGCAGCTGACTCCATTACATTTACTGCACTTAAATAAGACATATGGTTTTCCCGGTATGTACTCCATTAACTTTATGATGGCATTCATAGTATTTCCTCTATTTCGATTAGCGCCCCCGCTGTTCCGCCGTCAATAGCGTAATTCTTTGATGATATCAGCTTAACGACTGCGCTGTCATCCTGGATTAATCCGGCATCCTGGATTGCATCAAGCACAGCCTTGTTAAGATTGTCAATGTCTGGTCTAGTTGTCATGAAATGCGGTGATGATTTTTTTACTATTCCCGCATTTCTGCCAGTTCCATAATGTGAATCAGGCCTTTTGAATAAATACATTATTGTTACCTCAAGTGGCCCTTTAAGGCAACCAGCTCTTGCTTTCTCAAGAGCTTTGTATTTTACATCATTCCGCCACTCTGTGATCGGGCTTATGGTCTTAATGAATTTACCCTGTCTAAATGTACGTGGCCTTGCTTGTGGCCTTGGTGTACCTACGACAAACATTTTCATCGTACCACCGCCACAATGTTAAAAGCTAATTGAATGACAAATATGGATATAATCCAAAAATCAGACTTTGTTATTTTTTCCTTGTATTGAATAAATCCCATTATAAAAACCAAGCCCAATATAAAAGTCAGCGTAATTCCCGTTAAACCAAACATCTTGTTTTTCTCCATTTTCCTGATATATTATTAACTCATTCCCCTGATAAGCGTGCCGGGACTGTATAAACACCCCAATCTACAAAACCCGCTAATCCCGGCGCGCTTTCTTTTACTTATCAAACAACACCGCTACAGGAAGAATTAGCTCTAAATCGTTGTTTGTGTCTATGGGATTACGGCCCATCCATACATTATCCCCACGCTCATATACATATCCCGCAAAACCAGTCAATGAAGGGGCCATAATATGCTGTTGAAAAGGCCCATGAGGATTGCGCCACAAACCCCAGTAGGATTGTTCCTTAGTGAGCATAACCACTTCTTTATCTGGATACGTCTCTTTTATCCTATCCTCAAGAGTCTTTACTTTCTTTGGTATCTCGTTTGTGGTAATAGGACGGAGAACAGTGTAATTACTGAAGTCATTCTTAAGACTATGTCCCTTAAATACATAGTCAGCGATTCCATGATCGGTATCAAGCTCACAATAATACCATTCGTCTGGCAGGATCTTAAGGCGGTAGACAGTAGATTCGTCAAAGGATAGCTTGCTTGGGACTGCCTTCTTCCATCCGAAGCCATCAAAAAAATCATAATGGCCCCTGGCTTTTATATCTAGGCAAAATCCCGACTGTTCCTCTTTGGTTAATAATCCAAATATTACCTTGTTAGTTGCCTGATTCATTTATATCCCCTTAATTTTTTCGTTTATGTATGCCCGGCACATTTCCACACGGGATTTAATTTGCTCAATAACGGCCGCATCGTATTCTAAAGGAAAGAACTTTATTTTATACTTGTCCTCGATTTCTCCATATGTGAAACGTTTATGACAATCCTCAAAATGGTCTTGCCATTCCCCACCTTGGCGATATGCCTGTGATCGTGCTTCGCCTTCTATCAAATGGTGAGGTAGATCGTTGAGTGTGTAGATTAGTTCTGACTGCTTCCGGCCGGTTAATTCCATATAGACCATTAGCTGGTAATAATAATCCTTATTTGTGATCCCATAATCAAACAGCGGGAAGGTCGGGAAGTCATAACTGTTCTTGACATCAGGAACGATATCAGACGCCACTATATCCGGTGTGCCGGTCATCCATTCGTTTTCATAATGCTTTTCATTCTTCACATACTCAGTCAGCCTGTTGATGTTTACCCAATCAATTGACCACTGCTCAGTAAAGTTTCCTTTGTCTGTGTACTTGCTGGTGAATTCCTTTTGCCGGCGGTATATCTGCTCCTTAATCCAGTTTTCGCAATATGACTTTGCTCCTTTGGGTAATTCATGATTGTCGCGGGCAAATATGTCTTTATCATATTTTTCTTGTTGAGTTTTGGTCATCGGCTTTTCACGCTCTTCCATCTTAGCAATATTTGATAGCTGAGATACCGATGCCCCGACGGTACCGGCCATTATTGAACCAGCAGAGCTCGCACGTATTTTAAATTTAGGCAGGTTCATTTTGACAATTCTCCTTTTTTGTCTGTGTAAGCGGCTCTTACTTCGGCGTCATCAGCAAAACCGTTATGACAGGCAATTTTCCATTTATCATCTAAGGCGGTGATATTCTTGGCAAGCTTGAAAGCGCCAAGGACAGACTGCTTTGTCATCGTAGGTTTAGCTGGTTTAACTTCTTCAGGGTTTTTTCTGACTGTAGCATTCCTTAAATGCTCTTCGTCAAGATCCTGGACAAAGATGTCGGAACATGCGGTAACATTCATACAGGCGTCAACAAGAGCTCGCTTCTTGGCCATTTTAAGAATTGTATTGCTGAGGCTGTACATATCCTGTCTAACTTGCAGAATTTTATCAATCTCTTTGCTCTGGTATTTTTTCTTGAAATGGACCCGTCTTAAGTTTTCGTCAAAAGATTGCCACTCTTCATCGGATAAGGCAACGCGCCAGGCATACTTGCTTTCAAGGCTTGAGCATTCACCGATACCGGAACCCATAAACGTTTGGGTTTTTTGATGAGTTAAGCGAGCCTCTACACGGTAGAACTTATTGTTCTCTGTTGATAGATCGGTGATGATAAACTCTGAGGCAAGCATAAAGGTCGCCAATATCTTTTCTGCTCCTGGTTTAAGTAATGCCGGCTTGTCTCCGCAACCTGGGATTTTACCGTAGTGTGTTCCCGAGATCATAACTTCTTCAAGAATTTGTTTAATGATATTGACATGGCTTTTTACATCGCCGACGGTTAATACTTGGTTTAGCACTTCCATTTCTTCTCTCATGATTTTATTTCCTTTATCGCTTTTAAATTCCTTTCTGCTACAAAAACAACACCCGCTGCAAAAGCCATTCCCATTAACTTTTTAGTTTCTCCGCTGACATATATATCGCCGATGTGGACGCCTGCCATTTCATTATCAAGCCATTTATCAAAAGCCTCTTCTACTGGATTACTCATGATCAAAAGAAATATTTAACTATCCAGCAAACTCCAGCTATAAAGCCAAGGCCAACTACCAGATTTAGAATAATAACTACAAATGCGAACTTTCTAAGTGACTTCATTCCCTGTCTATGCTCTTTAACGCTCTGTTCAAAATCTTCTCTCATGATATTAATTTCCTTGATTTTAGGTTTCTTACATTACTTTCAATCAATTCGACTATTTCAGAAACTTCACTAATCGGATTTATTGACTTTCTTAGGTAGGATTTAAGCGCTTCATCAACATGACCATAGTAACCTCTTACTCTGCTTGAGTACTCACTCTTGGCATTCTTCGAAGTGTTCTCCGCTCTCTCTAGTAAAGTAACTGATCGGCCAATTTCTAAGCTCCATGTGTCATCGATGGTTACAATCTTTAGATTGCTCATTTTATATTCCTTTCTAATTGTGATTCTAGTATTCTTAATGAGTCATTAATAACTGATGACATAGTGACACGTCCTTTTAGATCTTGGTCCTTGTGCCGCTCCTTCATTACCTCTTTTAAATAGACCGCCCGCTTATATACTGCCTTTTCGATTTTGATTGATTCGTATTCCTTACTCAATTGCAACTCCTTTGTTTGATTGCTTACTTACACTTTACTTATAGTTCTACCATTAGTCAAGCAC